CACCCAAAGAAGAATCACCTTTAAATTTTAGAGGAGGCGGTATGATGAAGTCGAAAATGAAAGCCAAGGGTATGAAAGCTGGCGGTAAGATGAAAGCCAAGGGCATGAAAGCTGGCGGCAAGATGAAAGCCAAAGGCATGAAAGCTGGTGGCAAGATGCCAATGGTTAAAGATCCTAAGACTGGCAAGATGATTCCTGCGTTTGCTGCTGATGGCAAAGGTAAGATGATGGGCGGCGGCAAGGTCAAATCTAAAGGCTACGCTAAAGGCGGTGCCATGAAGACCAAAGGCATGAAAGCTGGCGGTAAAATGAAAGCCAAAGGCGGTGCTACAGGCGGTAAGAAACAAAAGGTTCGCGGTGCCGGTATCGCTCGTAAGGGCGTGCGTCCAGCGAAGATGCGTTAGGAGTTAGGTATGACTGAAAAAATTACAGAAGCTCAGTATAGGAAAAGATTCAGTAAGGAACTCAGTAGGCTTGGCAGAACTTTGCCTCCAGAGGAACAAGAAGAAATACGTAATGTAAGTCTTCCTAAACAACTTTTTATTAATGCTCCTAAAGATGTCATAGGCACAGAAATTAAAAGAAAGGGCGTTCTCGGCACCATGGCTAGCTTGGGGAGCAGAGAAGGAGACCCATCTCCAGAAGACAGAGCTAAAGAGATATTTGAGGCAGGCAAAACGAGAAGAGTTAGCGAGAAAAGAGAAAAAGCTGCCCAGAAGAAAAAACGACAGCGTATAAAAGAGAATCCTAGTTTGTATAAGGGCTACAAAAAGGGTGGCAAAGTAAGAGGCGCTGGCATAGCTCGTAAGGGCGTACGTCCAGCGAAGATGCGATGAGACGTTATTATAAGTCAGGCGGTAAGGTGAAGTCGGGCGGTAAGATCTGCCCGAAAGGTAAGGCGTGGGCCAAGCGCACGTTTGATACCTACCCGTCTGCTTATGCGAACATGGCGGCTTCTAAGTATTGCAAAGACCCTAACTATGCTAAGGGCAGCAAGAAGAAGAGTAAGTAATGGGGCAGCTTAAACAGTGGCGGGATCAGCAGTGGGTTCGTATTGGCACCGATGGCAAGATCAAAGGGCCATGCGGCACGTCGAAAGACAAAAAGAACCCAGATCGCTGCTTACCTAAAGCTAAAGCACAGTCACTGAGCCAGTCTGAACGTGCTACCACAGCGCGTAAGAAGAAAAAGGCAGGTGCCACAGGGCAGCAGGTAGTATCCAATACTCCCAAAGCCAAGGTTAAAACAGCGAAAGCTGGTGGCCCAATACGCGCAAATCACAAAGGTTGTGGCGCAGTAATGAACAAGCGTAGGAAGAAGACGCTGTACGTACAAGGTAATAGGCCATGACAACATCTGGAACAACAGCATTTGATATGGACTTCACGGAGATCGCTGAAGAAGCGTGGGAACGTGCGGGTCGTGAAATGCGTTCTGGGTATGACTTACGCACCGCCAGACGCTCTATGAACCTGATGACCATTGAGTGGCAGAATCGTGGCATCAATATGTGGACGATTGACGAAGGCACTGTGACGATGGTTAAGGGCACAAGTCAATATGATTTGCCTGCCGATACCATTGACCTGCTAGAACAAGTCATACGAACAAACAGTGGAAACACTACTACGCAGTCTGATCTGACCATAAGTCGTATTAGCGTCAGCACATACGCATCCATACCTAACAAGTTAACAGAAGGCAGGCCGATTCAGGTTTACGTAGAACGTCTTAGAGACAATCCTAAGATCAACGTGTGGCCTGTACCTGACAAAAACGACGAGTACATATTCAAGTATTACCGTATGCGACGTATACAGGACGCGGGTACTGGCGTAGAGACCGCTGATATGAACTTCAGGTTCTTTCCGTGTCTGGTCGCTGGACTGGCGTACTACATATCTATGAAAGAACCAGAGCTTATGGCACGGGTACCCATGCTAAAAGACGCCTACGAAGAGCAGTTTGCCTTGGCGGCTGGGGAAGATAGGGATAAGACCGCTGCACGCTTTGTGCCGCGCATCAGCTATGTCTAATAGGTTTGCATCCACTAAAAGAGCCATTGCTGAATGTGACATTTGTGGGTTTCAGTATAAGCTACGTGAGTTAAAGAATTTAATACGCAAAGGGCGTGATACAAACTTAAAGGCGTGTCCTACCTGTTGGAACCCCGGTCAGCCGCAGCTAAAGCTAGGTGAGTTTCCAGTAGACGACCCGCAAGCCATACGCGACCCAAGACCTGATAGGAGTTTAGGGGTAGCAGGGGCTAATAGCAGTAGGCAGATACAGTGGGGATGGAACCCTGTAGGCGCAGGTGATGACCCCTTTGGGCTAACTCCTAACGACTTAGTAGCAACAGGGCAAGTCGGAACAGTAACAGTGACAACAACTTAGAGAATAGCTATGAAAAAAGATAGTAAAATCAAAGAAGTAAAAGATGCACCTAAGCCTGATATGAAGGGCGTTAAGACCACTGGAATCAAAGTTCGTGGTACAGGCGCTGCTACAAAAGGACTTATGGCTCGCGGCCCTATGGCGTAAAACATGAACTATACCGAGCTAAAAACAAATATTGAGGACATTTGTGAGCTTACGTTCACAGATGACCAGCTCGCTATGTTCACGAAACAGGCGGAACAGAAGATATACAACGCTGTGCAGATACCCGCACTGCGTAAAAATGTTACTGGCACCATGACATCCAGTAACGTGTATCTGTCAGTCCCTACTGATTTTTTGTACGTATACAGCCTAGCAGTCATAGACGGTAGTGGTAACTACACGTTCTTACTAAACAAAGACGTTAACTTCATACGCGAGGCGTATTCCACCAGCACAGCAACGGGAGTACCTAAGCACTACGCTATATTCAACGATGACGCGTTTATTCTTGGGCCTACACCCAACAGTAATTACTCAACAGAGCTTCATTACGGCTACTATCCTGAGTCTATTGTTACCGCTAGCACCACCTATCTTGGCGATGAGTTTGACTCTGCGCTACTAAACGGTGCCCTAGTAGAAGCTATACGGTTTATGAAGGGTGAGCCTGATATGATTGCGCTTTACGATAAGATGTACGTATCAGCTATGTCGTTACTCAAGGTACTGGGTGACGGTAAGTTACGCTCTGACACGTATCGTTCTGGGCAAGCTAGGCTAACGGTGCAGTAAGAAGTTATATGTTGTTACAAACTCCGCAAATAGAAGTAGGTAATGTTTTCGTTGCCACTACAGAAAACAAAGGGCATGACCCTGAGTTCTGGGCGCAAGCCGCCGCAGGTAGGATCGTTAGCGTAGGTAGCAGTTGTCACCCCGTGATAGCGCAACAAGCGGAAGCGTTCAAGGAAGCAGTCAGAGCCACGGCTTTGCACTACATAAAAGAAGCAATAAAGAGCGATAGGACAACACTTATTGCAGAACTAGAACGTCAAGGTCATAAAGACATGGCAGACATAATTAGGAGTCTATAATGGCTATATCTACAGCTATGTGCACGTCTTTCAAGCAAGAAATACTTGTTGGCACGCATAATTTTACTGCCACTTCTGGCAATACGTTCAAGCTAGCTTTGTACACAAGTTCGGCTTCCTTGGGCGCAAGCACCACTGCGTATTCAACATCTAACGAAGTGTCTGGTACAGGATATACAGCGGCAGGTGCAGCGTTGACCAGCGTTACCCCGGTTGCTAGCGGAACAACAGCCTTGTGCGACTTTTCTGACCTTACATTCAGTTCGAGCACTATCACTGCAAACGGTGCGCTTATATACAATGATACACAATCAGATAAAGCTGTTTGTACGTTAGCTTTTGGTGGCGATAAGACCTCAACTGCGGGTGATTTTACGATCCAGTTCCCGACAGCAGATGCGTCTAACGCGATCATTCGTATCGCATAGCGAGTAATATGTGGCGGTTGTTAATGGCTGGGGACGCGGTGCTTGGGGTGACCTTGGATGGGGCGAAGGCTCTATTCCAGTTACTGTTACGGGTGTTGCAGGTACCGGCGCAGTCACAACAGTCACCGTCTCAGCAGATGCAAATGTCTCTGTCACAGGCGTTTCTGCAACAGGGGCAGTCGGGTCGGTCACAGTCTCAGCGGACGCAAATGTCTCCGTTACGGGCGTTGCTGGAACTTCTGCGCTCGGCAGCATATCACTTGTTACGAGCAACATTATATCCGTTACGGGCGTTGCGGGTACTGGCGCGGTTACAACAACTACCGTTTCCGCAGACGCAAATGTTTCGGTTACGGGTACCGAAGGTACGGGAGCGGTTGGATCAGTTACGCCGACAGCAGGTGCAAATGTATCGCCCACGGGCGTTGCAGGCACTGGCGCGGTCACTACAGTCAGTATTGCTCTGGGCCAAACGATTGTTCCAACGGGTGTCGCGGGCACAGGGGCGGCTGGGGATGTAACAGTTGCCGACGCCGTTATTGGCGTTACGGGAGTATCTGCAACAGGTATAGTTAACATTGTTAATGTTTGGGGCTTAGTAGATGATAGCCAGACGCCAAATTACTCAACTATATCAACGAGTCAAACACCGAGTTGGACTGCTATAACAGATAGTCAAACTCCAAATTGGGAAGAGGTAGCTTAAATGGCAACTTACGTTAACGACCTACGCTTAAAAGAGATTGCCACAGGCGATGAATCAGGTTCGTGGGGCACCAGTACAAATACAAATTTAGAGCTAATTGCAGAGGCATTTAGTTTTGGCACGGAAGCTATTACGACGAATGCTGATACTCATACTACTACTATCGCTGATGGGTCTACTGATCCGGGCCGCAGTCTCTTCCTCAAATATACTGGCACTCTTGATTCAACTTGCACCATCACTATAGGGCCAAACACGGTCAGCAAGCTGTGGTTCATTGAGAACGCAACTAGCGGATCGCAGAGCATAATTATCAGCCAAGGCTCTGGCGCAAACATCACCATACTGAATGGTCAGACCAAAGCCATCTACAGCGATGGCGCAGGCTCTGGCGCTGCGATGGTTGATGCGTTTACTGATCTATCTGTCCCATCGTTCTTTGTATCAGGCGACCTAGACGTAGACGGCACCACCAACCTTGACGCTGTAGACGTAGACGGCGCTGTAAACTTTGCAGCAGACGTAACTTTTGCAGATGGTGCAGACATCATCACCGCATCCGCAGGCACCTCTAACGTCCGTGTAGGTGTCAACGCAGGTAACTCCATCACCTCTGGCGGCAACTATAACGTGGTTGTGGGCGATGAAGCGGGTACGGCTTTGACTACGGGTGATGGTAATG